CGGATTGTGTGCGTAGATGAACACTGCGCCTCTACGAGCCGATAACTTAATTTCAGAGCGAATGTCTGTAGTCTTGGCTAATAGGTTATTGGACTGGCTAACATTACTATCAAGCCGAACTTCGTAGTAATCGATGTATGTATTCTCTACTGGGTCCCATGCAGCAACGATCGTCTTACCGATTTTCACCTCACCTCGTGCCGGTGCTTTAGGTGTAGCCACGCTTTCAGCAGATACGCTTGCAGTGATACGAGCCTCAGCCTTACCGCTTTCATTACCAGATGTATCAATAGCAGATAGCTTGAATTGGTAATTACCAGTATTAGGAATGAAGTACGAGTAGGATGTACCGCCTATATGCTTAATTAACACTACATCGTTGCCATCATATAGTGTGTATCCATGTAGGTCAGCCTCTGTATTAGGTTCCCATGATAAATGAAGTACGCTACTATTAACTGCATCCTGAGTAACCTTAAAGCCTTTAGGTGTAGCCGGTGGTATTTCCTTGCCACTTACATACACCGCACGCTCTACGCCCTCATATGCAGCGCCTGTGTTATTGGTACATACAATCTTGACATCGTAGTTGACGTCAGTTGCCACACTTGGAATGGTCACGCTAGTAGCACTGCCATCTAATACCTTAAACTGTTGCCACTCCTTAGCAGTAACAGGCTTGTAATACACAATGATATTCTTGGCCACTTTATCCCGTGGTAATTGCCATGTACCGTTGATATCACATAGTACTGTACCGTCCTTTAACGTCTTAACGTCAGCTATTAATACTAAGTTAATAACCTTAATAACGTCAGACTTAGTAGTGTAGTCAATAATTGGTACTGATCCATCATCACCGGCGTACAACTCAGGGTAGTACTCAATACAGGATATCTTACGAGTCATTTCAGAGTTGGACTTGCTAATGGATAATACCCTAAACGGTTTAGCTTCCTTGGTTGCCTCACCATAGGTATATAAATCGTCTGTCTGAATAACTGCATTATTGGCAAGCGTTAATGTTCTACCGCTCACACCAGTTACATCGTAAGACTCTAATGCATCCGTTTTAGCATTACGCACCATGAGTCGATAGGTCTTACCTGACTCAAAAGTAACCTCTCTATCAAGGATTACTTTATTACCTGTGGCGGACTCTACACGACCACCTTGCCCCCAGTCTGTCACATCGTGTTGTAATAGGATTACATCCCCTATCGTGCATGCTATGGCGTCTGTGAAAGCCTCGAAGGTACAAGTTCGCACCTCGTACTTATTCGCTCTTAGGTAGTGCTTAGCGTAATTGTAGGCTTGGTCTACATCAACGCATCCCATGAGTTCGACTTGCGCCGGACTAGCTAGGGATGTAGTTACGTCATACTCTTCACTAAATACAGGGAGTACGTCACGTTCATAGTCCTTAGCTTTATTGAGGAAGGATACCTCGATAGCATTTGCCCTAGATGATGTAGCTTGGAACTCTTCCATAAAAGAGTCCATCTTGATATTGCCTACAGTGAATAGCTGAGTAGGTGTAGCCGCATAATCGTAAATACAACTGAATCGAGTACCTAAAGGTATTACCTTGCCTCTACCTACATTCTCAGCGTATTTAAGCGCATCCCATACTTGGCTAGCATTGTCGTAAATGTAGTTAAATGTAATATGTTTTTCTTCGCACTTATCAGCCCACGCCTTAAATGCGTCATATACAAAGCGTTCACGAGGAGCGCCTTTAACTACATACTCATCGCCAATCTTCCGACAATGGTGCAGGATATCGTAGCAAGCCCATGCCGGGTTACTAGCCGGTTTAGACTCATACGCCCCGGTGTAGGTATTAAATACCCATACTGTTTTTCGTTCTTGTATCCAAGTTACGTTCGGATCATTACCGTTTAGTTGGTCAGTCGCTAGTGCCTTAATACCAATGAGCACCTTACCAGGATGAATAAAATCGTCATAAACAATCTGAGTTAACTGTGACCAGTACACTTTGTTCACATGGCGGTTAGAATTACCGTCCTTATGTGCACATCGCATACGGACTTCATATTGTCCTGGTTCCTTTACATCGAACCGGAACACACGATAGATAGCCTTGTTTGAGCTATCCTTAATAACACCAGTATATTGGCTATTATCGATAGACGTTCTTGAGTGACTATTCCGCTTAAACCAACGATTATCTGTCTTTTCAAGCATTGCACTTTGGCCACCATTGTTACTAATCGGTAATGGTATCCACTCTGCAGAGCCTACTTTACGATAGCCACCTTCAATGGTGACTGAAGTTTCACTTAATCCGCCCTGGTCGTTTGAATAATACAAACCGTTAGGGAGTGATATAGTAACCTCTAGTGCGGTAGATAAGTTACCTTGCGTTTGATGAATTGACCAGTCATTCGTAAGCTCATACGTCAATGGTTGGTCAGCGTAGTTATCATTGAAGTTAGGGATAATCTCTTGGTTATTTGTACCAAGTCTTACATCGAGCTGAACTTCCTTATAGTTACCAATAGGGTTACCATTTAATTTTACGTCCGTTATAGCGTCAATAGGGCCCTCTCCGGCGCAGTATAATAGGTTAAGATATTGTTTTTCACCGTCGCTCGTTACATGGCGAGATATAAGCATACCCGCGCTTTTACACTTGCCATAAGTAATCGCTAGCGGATGGCCTTGGCCAATTACAGTCTGTGCGCCTTGCCACCCATACGTAGCGGACTGCTCTGTATTAGAGCTATCTGTCTTAGGTGTAGCTATTTTAGATATGATCGCATTACCAATCATACCTATAGCCATTGCTGCGAGAGTACGACCTAATACGCTTGTAATACCGAATATCGCACCGGAGGCAATACCGGCTGTAGCGATTGATAACCCGATAGATAACAAAATAGCGAATGCTTGCTTTTCAAGTTTAGGTAATACCACTACATAGGCTTCGTCTGTAGGTGATGCGGTATCCTCTACTAGCTCTCCATTTATGGAATACACCCATTCACCTGGTTCAGTGAAATATTGGTTAATCTTTTTACCTTCAACAAAAGGCACAAGGGTCTCTTGTCTAGTGGTAAGGTCGAATGGGTTTCGAGCAATTACTAATCTAATCATTTTGAGCCTCCTTGTGCCTGTACACTCCTAATATACGTTTTCTTAATCTGTCCATTGGTACGATACATACGCCCGCATATTCGGTAGAATGTATCATCTTACCTTCGCCGACATACACTGCGATATGATCAGCATTATTACCGTAGAGGTTCATGACAATTATGTCCCCTACTTCCGGTTCCTTGACTTCGTGCCAGGGAGAGTTCATATCTGGCCAATACGTTGCGTATGGCTCAAGCTGAATACCGGCTCTCTTGTACACCTCTACCACAAGCTCCCAACAAGGCAACTCTTTCCACGGAGTCCCTACTAGGTTATTTAGAGTTAGACGCATATAAGCCCCCTTGTGGTATTGTTGGCTCACCGCCAAATCTAACGCTGTTATTTAACTCACGACAGCGTTTTAGAGTTTTGTTACATGATTGTGCGTATCCTTTGTATCCGCACTCTACAGACTTAAATTTGAAAGGACAGTAGTCTTTCATTACCCTAACAGGTGGGAACCTGCGAGAGAATGAGAAGTCTGTACCTAATGTGAACACTACCCAGTCTGCTTTAGATTGTGATGCATTAATGATGAACGTTTCTTCTAGTTCAATAATGTCCGGTAAGTTAGTATTAAATATTCGAATATTGACCTCACAATCTGTGAGGCCTTTATTCTTTTCTACCAACCGTTGGATAGTACCGGTTACATTCGCTACAGAGAGTTTAACGTTAGGCATCTGCTTAGTGTCCTCGTTGATATCTTCTAGCTTGAATGGGAAGGCAGTATACTTCTTTCCGGCTAAGGTTAAGTCCTCGGTGTTATTCACGAGGAGGATATTCCCTTCCTGATGATGAAGTTCAATAGCCATTACCCATGCCCCAGTGGAGGATATCTTATTTTTTTCGATGATAGATGCAGTTGATAGCGTTAACATCTACGCCTCCTGTAATTGAATAGAACCATTCCATATACCATAATCACTAGCGGAGAAATGGAGTTGGTCAGCGAACCTAACTCTTACCTTCGCTCGTGTCTCCGGATGTGTCCAAAGGAATATCTCTGCAGTATTGACCTGGTCAAAGAAATTCCTTAGCTTGATATATTCCGAAGTCGGTATTTTGTAATTTACTGAATACGATCGTAACGCTTTAGTAGTCTTACGATGGGTTAACATCGTCATGTTTTCTACCTGAGCCTTACGACTTACATCAGGCGTTGTTTCATCGATAGGGTATATCGGATATCTTATGCTTGGGAATTCTAACATACGCTATACTGCGGCTGCCTTAATGGCATCACGCATACCTCCTTTGTTTGTCATAAGACTAGATACTACTA